CGAGGGGGCGGTGGAACAACACCGGAGATGGCCACTAGTAGCTTCCTCCTCCGCGGGACATCAGCGTCTCGCCGTCCACGTTTCCGGCGCCGGAGAGCGCAATAAATTTCACGCAGTCAACCGGATCTTTCGTCGCGCCCTTCTTGCCGTCCGCTCCGGTATAGGTCGCCAGCGCATAAATCGTATTCTTGCACCGCTCCGAGATGTAGAGCTTTGGCTGGTTGAGCGCGCTGATGGGCTGCTCGTTGTTGTAGTGCAGCATGGAGTTGACCATGGCGACACCTTCGTCAATCGAGTCGGCCGGTGCGGCGAGGAAGTCCACACCCAGCTCGCCCATCTCATCGATCAGGGTTGTCGGCATCTCACGCGCGAGCGTCGGCGCGTTGCCGAAGCGACTGTCCATGTAGCGCTCAAAAATCTTCTCGCCGTTCTCGACGCGCTTGATCTCCTCGACGTAGCGCTCCAAGCCGAAGCCGAAATCGCTCTGCGCCGGTCCCGCTTTTCCGTCCATCTTCTTGCCGTCCGGCAGCGCCCACTCTCCGGCATATCCGATAGATGGGATGTAGTCGTCCATACTCGGCCATTCGCGGTAAATTATGCAGCGACCGGCCGAGTCGTGGACGGACCAGAGCTGAAACCAGTTTCTACCGCTGGCCGGATCTACCCAGTGATACCGCGTGCCCTCCGGCACGTCGCTGTGCCTGATGACGTGAACCTTCTCGTTGAATAGTGGGAAGCGGCCGGAGATAGCCTTGGTCGGCACGCCATAGGCGCGGCAAAGTATCCGCTCGCGGGTCTCGTTCTGCAGTTCCTTGCGCATGCGAGACCATCCGGCCCATGGATTGGCGCGCGTATGAAAGTAGAGCACCGGCCGGTTGCGCGTGCTCATCTGCAGGATCGGGACTTTCTCGTATCCGGTAATGATTTGCTCGCCGTCCTTCTCGGCGCGCTTCGGTAGCAGCTCGGCGTCGGCGTCCTCGACTGTTTTTGCGCCGTTCAAGTAGGAAGCGACGGTCGGACTGTAGCCTTGGACCGGCGTGAACGTCACAGCGAGCTTGCCGTTGCGGTCTACGAGGCGAAAACGAAGCGTTTCGAGCAAATCTAGACCGACCAGCTCGTCACACCATGCCATGTCGAGCTCGGCGCCTTCTATGACACTCAAATCTTGCGCGTAATTTTTGAAGCAGCAGATACTGCCATTGGGACTACAAAACTTGGCCTCTGAGAAACCATTTTTCAGCGTATATGAAATATTAGTCACCTGACTTTTGCGCGCATTGCGCCACTCAGGGGGCATAAATTTCCACAGACGCGGCTGCTGCGACTCGATGCTGGTCGCGGAGGTCTCGGCGAAGCACCAGACGACGGCTCCGGCCTTGCTGTGCATCAATTTAATGACCTCCTTCGCCGCCCACTCCGTTTTTCCGCTCCTGTTTCCGCCCATGACGAGCAGCTCTCGGTGTTTATCGAGGAGTTCGCTGGCTTTTTTCCATAGCGGCGGCACATAACCAAAGCGGAACGGATCGCTCGCCTCGCGCGCAATCAGTTCTTCTCTCGTTTTGAGATACTGCCAGCCTTCCTCCGGCCCTAACCTGCTCAAAAGATCGGTGTCGATCTTCATCACAGGGTGCTCGGTCGGCTGAAACCGTTGTTTCTGTTCGTTCACTCCCTCTGCGCAGGCTCCGCTGCGCTCTCCCCTCTAAAATGTAATGGGCGCTGACTGGTTAGCGCGCGGTCCCTCCCAGAACCGATTTGTTAAGCCGTGTCAGCGCCCAAAGTTGCTATGTCTAAAGTCGGATTCTCAGAAAAATGGAACTGGTCACTGCGGACGTGCAGCGGTTGGCCGGTGGACTCCGGCACAAAAGTCCAAATGTCGTTCGCCATGCCGCCCTGCGGCTGGACGTAGAGCAGCCACGCGGTGCCGACACCGGCGACTTCGGCGCGCATGGGATATGGTGACCAGCTAATCATTGGAAAAAAGAGACAGGGCCACCGGCATTTCAGCGCCCAGACGCGCATTGGAGCCGGTGATGGTTAGCGTTCCCTGTCTGTTGACCACTTCGCCTATCTTGCGAAAAGCCGAGGGGGCTTTTGTCAGCGAGGCGGCACCTTTGTTTTGGCGGGGCTGGGCGATACCACATCGGGACGAACCTAGCTGAACAGATTTCATGTCTGCCGCTTTCATCACCCTGCCAAAGAAGTGCCGGAGACTGTCCGGCAAAGTGTTAAACATTGGCGCCCCTTTCGATGACCGCCTTGAAGTCCGACACCGGAATCTCGACGCACGGCTCGTTGTCCGCCTCTCGTCGCGCCTCACGCGGACGAAAGAAACCGACCGGATACTGCTTCCGCATAATATCCAGCGCGTAGATGCCCTCGGTCCATTCGACAATGAGGCTGGTCGGCAGGACGTCGCTGAATTGCGCGACGTGTATGTATTTCTGCAGGCTCCACTTAAAGGTGGGGTATTCGTCCTTCGAGTTGTAGCGGCGCCGCGCTTCGACCAGACGCTTGGCCACGCCGTTGCGCATGAAGACGGCGTCCACCGGATACGCCTTGCTGCAGCGCTCGACTTGGTAGCCGTATTTGTCGGCGACCTCTTGCAGCATGCGTGCCTCGACCTCTCGGTGTTGTTCAGTTTCAAAATACATAGAGCGGCTCCTGTTTTATGCGGTTACAGGAGCGGGGTAATGAAATGACCAGTCCACAACGACCGCCGCATTTCCCATGACGCTCTAAAGTTTGATGGCGCCCCACTAGTCGTGCTCTGTGGGGCTGGGCATACCGGCTTGCTCCGAGGCGCACACCACCATGCGCGCCTGCACGAACCCGCTTTTGCCATCAGAAAATTCATTTCGCTTGCTTGCGCTTGCGCATTTCCGCGCACAACGCATCCGCTTTCTTCTTTGCCGCCGCGGCGACAAGTTTGGTGCGCTGCGTTTTGAGCAGGGCAATGGTTTTGTCGATTTCGGCGATTTCGTCTGTCATAATACTGTATTTACTCATGAATCATGGCCGGATAGTCATGTGCCAAAGACCGATCTGGCTAACGCTGTAGCCAAACCAGACCACACCGGCCCAAAAGTTGTGCTGTATGCAAAATTGATCGATGGCCACAGCGAAATAGAGCAGGCCGACCAAGGCGATGAGGATTGCGGACGTCATTCCATGACCCTCCTCCATTTGTCCTTCCACATGCTGCGCGATATAACTCCTGCAGCTTCGGCTACAGCCTCTTCACTCAGGTGAGGGAAAACGTCGTGGAGCAGCTCATGGATAATGGTGTCCAGCTCGTCCACCCCGCTTTGCCGCGGGTCGATATACACGCGGCCATCGCCGAGAGTCATGCCGTCCGCCTTTTCGCGGCCGAGCTTACGGCGGATGATAGCGATGTATTTGCGCTTGGGCATTAGGCGGATGGTTCGTATTTGTGAATGGCTAGAAACGGCCTGCGGTGATGCGCTTGGTCAATGAAGCCCTTTGCTAGACCGAGCGCTGCAAACGAGACGGTGTTTGAGCCGCACATCCGCCCGCGGATACGCACCTCGAACTTCTGCCACCAATCGCCGTCTTCATAATTGCGGTATTCTGGAGTGAAGCGCGACTCGCCGATGTCGTTCATGGTCTGAACAATGCGATATTCGCATTCATAGTTCCTTGTGTTCATGCCCGCCGGATACCGAAGGTTCTCCCAATCGATTGTGATGCCTGATTGCTGCTCTTCGCTCATGGTTAGGCGGCCTTCTTGTAGCGAAGCGTTTTGTAGTGAAGGTTAAGGCGGGCCTCGAAAAGCTCCCACTCGTTGTCCGAAGAGAACATCCACTCGATGCTGTGATCGTTCGACTTCTCCTTGCCGATGCGAACGACCGCGCGGCGCTGAACACGTTGCTCCGGCCGGTTCTCGTTCCATAAGCGCTCATAGGCTGCGAGCTGCAGTTTCTGGCTCAGGTAAATGCCACTCGATGTCTTCCAGTCGAGTAGGACAATGCGCCCATCGCTGTCGATAGACGGCGCGTCGATCGTGCCGCCAAACAAGTGTTGCTCGCTGACGAGCTGCACTTCCGGCTCTAGCACGGTCAGACCCTGCTCCTCCCAAAATGACAGGAAGTTGGCGAACGCGACGCCCGCCTTCTCGATGTCGGCCGGTGCGAACTCGGAGAGGTCAGCCACCCAACCGTGGAAGAAGCACTCGATTAAGAAGTGCGTGATCGTCCCGATGTCGGCCGCGCGGTCGCGCACCTTGCGGTAGTCTTGGTTTTTGTTGCCGAGACCCCATGCCCAGTGGATCAAGTTGCTCTGGTCATCGCCGATCTTGGAGATGGTCGAGGCGCCGACAACCTGCGTGCCGTCTTTGAGGATATATTTCTGGTGCGCTTTCAGCTTCTCCAAGCGTACAAGTTTGCGACCGTCCGCGGTCAGGCGCTCCGGCGCAGGCTCCGCGGCCTTGGCCGAAGGGGAGCGGCGTTTTGCCGCCCCCCTTTTGCGTGCAGTGGTTGCCATGGCTACCACTCGACTTCTTCGTTGTTGGTTCCGGTGCGGACGACCTGCTTGGGCGCCTCGGTAACCTCGAAGCCGTAAGCCTCGGCGGTGCCGCCGCTAGACCAAGTCACGAGATCCAAAATCTGGACAGCCTTCGGCTGCAAGGTGATTCCGGCGCCGAGCGACGCGGTGTACCAAAAGTATGGCACCACAGCGACCTTGAGCTTGCTGCCGCCGCCGATGTTTTCGTTGGTGATCTGACCGGACGCGTCGAACAGCTTGGGCTGGCGCGTGTAGGTCTCGCCGTCTTTGCTCTTGCCAGTCGCCTTGACCTTGAGCTTGAGCTGCACCAGTCCGTCGTTCTCGCTCCACGGCGCTGCGTGGATCTTGAGCGTGTCCTTTTTCAGCTCGCGCTTTTTGTCGGCGACGAACTCCGAGAACATGGCCTCGATATTTTTGAGAAACGGCTCCGCGTCTTCCGCGGACATTTCGAGGTCTACTTTGTATTGGCCCTCCTCGGAGAACTTAGTGTCCGGCGAGTTGAGTCTGGGATAGCGAGCAACGCCCGCGGGTGTGGTCAGGGTTTTATTCATTTTGTGTATGTGGGTTTGGTGTTTTTGGTTGGATGGGAAAATCGCTGTGGCGCATGAGTTCGCAGAAGTCCTCGAACGTGAGGGTGACCAGCATGCGGCAGTGATCCTTGCGATGGATCACGGCACAGTTTTTGCGCTCGGCGTCGCGGTAGGCTTGAGCGATAGCCGCATCGAGGTCGAAGCGCGCGCGGCCGTGGCGTTTGCACTCGAAGTGCCAAGTCGGCAGGCAGGGCACAACAACGTCAGGTGCGGAGATCCCCCAAGATCCCTGCGAGACCTGTGCGCCCCGCCGTGCCGGAAAACCTTCGGCGGTCAGAGCCTTGGCGACTTCGCGCTCAAACGAGGCGCCTTTCTGCCTGCTGTTGATCATTCGTTGATGGCCTCCCAGAGTTGTTTGTCCGGTGCGTAGACGCTGTTGCCCTCGTCGGTCAGGCGCGGCGCGGAAACGATGTTGCTGACCGGCGCCTTCGCATCGAAGCGCGTCAGGCTCGGACGCCATGTCATATTGAGCGTGCCGGTTCGTCCGGCCCTGTGCTTGGCGATGATTAACTCCGCGTCCTGCGGCTCCGGTTCCTCGTCTTGCACCGCGTAGTAGGCAGGGCGGTGAACGAGAGCGACCAAATCGGCATCCTGTTCTATGCTGCCTGACTCGCGCAGGTCGGAGAGCTTCGGGCGATTGTCGGGACGGTTCTCCGCTTGCCGGTTAAGCTGCGCGGCGGCGACCACTGGAACTCCCAGCTCCATGGCCATGCTTTTGAGTCCGCGGCTAACGAAGCCGACCTCATTCTCGCGCGACTTCGCATTCGAGTGCGAGACGAGCTGCAAATAATCAACAAAGATAATCTTCACGCCCCACCTGCGAACGGCCAACCTCGCACGTCCGCGGATGTCCAACAAAGACATTCCACAGCGGTCATCTATGTACAAAGGCTCACCGGAAAAATCCAAAGCGACGGAACCGATGCGACGCTTTCCGGCCATATCGACAAATCCATTGCGGACCAGCTCGGTGTTGGTGTTGGCGCGCGACAACACTACGCGAGCGGCTAACTCATTGGCGGGCATTTCGAGGCTGAAGTAGAGCACTGGCACCTTGCGGCGCATCAGGTTGTCCGCAATATTCATCATCAGCGCGCTCTTACCCATGGCCGGTCGTCCGGCGATGATGCTCAACGTGCCGCCGCGCAGACCGCCGGTTACCTGATCCAGATCGGCAAAGCCGGTGCGCAGGCCGAGCGTCTGCTTGTTGTCCATGAGCGCTTCCAGCTCTTCGAGGAGCGAGGGCACGATGTCGGCCGCGCTGCGCATCGAGTCGGTCGGGGCGCCGAGACTAAGCGACAAGACGCTCTCTCCGGCGGACTGCAGCACCTCGTCGGCGTTCGCGGCCATGTCGTTAGCCGCGGCCTGCATGGCGACTGCCGCGGAGATGATCGAGCGACGGCCGTGCAGATCGCGCAGGGTTTGCGCGTGGTATTCGAGCGCGGCGAGACCGCCGCACGCCTGCATGAGAAACTCAGTGATGGCTCCGGCGCCGCCGACAAAGGTCAGCTTCTTCTGCGCGTCGAGGCGCTGAGTGACCGCGATGATATTCGGCACACCGCCATCGGCGCGAATCTCATTGATCGCATCGAAAATCGCGCGGTGGGCAGGGGTGTAAAAAAGATCGCCATGCAATCCGGCAACTTCATCGGCGAGTTTCGGCTCGGCCATGAGTGTGCCGAGGACCGCCTTCTCGGTGTTTGGGCTTTGTGGGGTGGTGGTGGTTTTCATATCGAAAAGTCGTCGTCATCACTCGCTGCCAGCACGGCGAGAACCAGCAGGGCGAGGAAAGCTAGGTAGATGAAAGTCTGCACCGGACTCATTGCGCTCCCTCCGTCGCTGCCGCATTTCGTAGCGACGCTTGAGCCAGCGGTCGCACGCTTCGTCCACCGCTATGACATCGTCTGCTACATGGGGCCATACGCTTTTAAGGGTTTGTTTAAGTTCGGGTCTCATCGGCTGCCGTTTCTACGTCGTTCGGCGTGGTGGCAGCCGTGGGTTCTTGGTGTGGGCAAGTGTGTACAAATGCGGACATGGGGGCAACAACTTTTAAGCGTTTTCTGCAAAAAATTTCATCCCAGTTTTCGCGGTATTTTTGGCCGTCTATCGGCCGCGGGGCGTCGCCCTTTCCGGCGCTCACAGCGGCTCCTCCACGGCGAGCAGTGCTTCGTGCTTCTCGTCGCTCACGTCGGGAGAGAGCGCCGCGCACCGCTTCAAGACGAGCTTGAGCCGATTAACGCGCTTAATCAGCTCGCGCTTCTCCGCTTCGAGGTTGGCCATTTCGGCCGAGTTGCGCTTGTCCTCGGCGCGGTAGAACTCCAGCTCCGCGGAGGAGCCGAAGTTGCTACCGAAGCCGATCTCGCCGACCACTAGGTCAGGGTTCATTTCTTAGCCCTCCCTTGCTCTTCGGCGAGCCGCTCGATGACCGCGTTGAGCAGCAGGTAGAGCGCGTCGAGGGTGGCCTTGGCGTCGGCGACGGAGGCTTCAATGGTTTCGAGATTGATTGTGTATTCAGCTAACTTGGGCTGAACCGACTTGGGTTTGGTCTTACGGTTTTTCATGATGTGGGAAATGATGAAGGGGAGGGTGGGACATTTGCTGTCCGAGGGGTTAATA